AAATGAAGATATATTCGGCACAATTTAAGGGAACAACAACAGTATCAACTGGTTCAAATGTATCACTAACAGGTTCATTTACAGGATCTATTTATGGTTTTAATGATACTGTTCAATATTCTTCATCGGTATCATCGGACTTGTCAAATTTAGAAAGTAAGTCAGCATCAGTTGACATTTCTATTTCTAATATCAATGCAGTCACTGCTTCCAATATTGCACGTTTGTCAAATTTAGAAACTAAGTCTGCAAGTGTTGACATCTCTATTTCTAATATCAATTCAGTCACTGCTTCCAATATTGCACGTTTGTCCAATTTAGAAACAAAAAGTAGTAGTGTAGATATCAGTATAACAAACATTAACTCATTTACTGCATCAAATGGTAATACATCATTAAATACATACACAGGAAGTAATGATACAAAATGGACAACCTTAACAAATGTAACAAGTTCTTTAATTGCAGCAACTGGAAGTTATGCAACTACTGGTTCTAATACATTTAAGGGAACAACTATTATAAGTGGTTCAACATACATTCAAGGTGATTTAGTAGTATTTGGTTCTTCATCTATACAATACATTTCTGCATCGTCCGTGTCAATTGGTACAAATATAGTACAACTTAACACAAACCAACCTGCAGTTAGATTCGGTGGTTTATCGGTACAAGATAGTGGTTCTGCACAAGGTGTCACAGGTTCTATGTTATGGGATGGTTGTTGTAATCGTTGGATATACTCAAACCCTTCCGGTGTTGGGTATAGTGGAGGAGTTTTAATGAGTGGACCGAGAGGATCAACTTTAGGAAATGAACCAACTTTGACTTGTAACTATATTGCTAAAAGTGGAGGAGGTGATCATCTTTACGATTCTTGTATAATTGATGACGGAACTACGGTTTGTGTGAATGCAAACTTAAAAGGTAGTGGAATTGCATGTTTTGCAGGAGCAGTTTGTACACCAACAATACAATCGGCAAATGTATGTACCGATGGTAGTTATGGTTCAAGAGTTGTTGCATATGGTAGTAATGTTGGTATGTTTGTAAACTCAACTGGTGCCGGGGAAGGATATTATAGAATATTAAATGGTGCATGTTCAATTGGAGCATTAGCAGCAACTGGATGGTATAAAGGAAGTGCAGAACAAAATATGGGCATAATAACAGGACCCAGTAAAAGTTTTCAAATTGCAACTAATGATTGTGCAAATTCTAGATTAACAATTGGTGCAGATGGTGTATCTGTTTTTGCTTGTCAAATATGTTCTGCAGGATTAACTACAACAAATAGTATGGTTATACTAAAGAATGCAGCTTCGGATAATAGATATATTCAATTTTGTGACACCAATACTGGAGGTTATAGATACGATTTTATATTACAAGGAACTGCAAATGGATGTGGATTTGGATTATATAATAATACTACTGCAGCTTGGTCATCATATGTAACTCCAAACGGAAATACTGGATTGGGAGGAACAACATCACCTGGCGGTAGATTAGAAGTATGGCAATGTACAAATAATAGATTGGTAATTGATTGTGCAAACGTACAAAATGAACCAAGAATATCATCTTTAGATTCAGCAGGTAATCCACAATATCTTACTATTAATAGTTATGACTTAAAAATTAAAAGTAATGGTAGTGAAGCATTAAGAATTACTGATAAAAAACATTTATTAGTAGGAACTCAAACTGATTTATCTTTTTATTCAAATTGGGATAGTGGTGTTACAAGAATTGGAACAAGTGGTGTATTGTTTTCATATTTGAACAATGTAGATAATTTTATAATATCTCAAAACTATTATGTTAACGCAGCCGGAAGTGATGTAAGAATTGCATCCGGAGCAGCATCAAATATATATTTTGCATCGGGTGATATTCTTTTTAGAACAATCGGTACCGGTGCAGCAGAAAGTGCTACAAGTTGGAATACTCCTTTACGACTTACATGCACAGGTGCTTCTAATTTTTCCGGATGTTCTACTTTTTATTGTACTACACAATTTAGTAAAATGCAAAAAAGTACAGATGGTAATTGGTATAAAATACCATTTAGAGTAGATAAAAATACAGGCACTGGAACCGCTACTACCTATTGTATTGTAGACATAAATAATATGGATACATTTAGTGAACTTATTGTAAATATAGATTATGGTTCAAGATTGCAAGCAGTAAGTGATGCATCAACCCAAATATCAAGTAGAATGTATGGAGTAAATAGATTTAATAGTGGTACGGTAGCTATAACAGATAGTTCTATTCCAATTGGAGGTTCCGGTAATATAAACACACATGCACCGATTACATTAGCCGTTGTTAATGATTGTAGAATAGTAGTAAAAGTAGATTTTTCATCGGGAGTTTCATATTCATCATTTGTATGGGGAGAAATTAGAATATTCTCAGTTGAAAGTTTAAATAGTAGATTATCAGTTACAAGTGCTAATAGTTGGTAATAATAAAACAATAAAAGAATATTTATAAAAAACAAATCGGACTAACTAAATGCTACAGTACAACCCAACAGTATCAGGATCATTAACAATAACAGGATCATTAACAGTTACCAATGGAGTAATAGGAACAGTTAGTGGAGTAGATGTACAAATATTCAGTTCATCTATCAATCAAGTAATTACTGGAATACAAGGATCAACAGGATCGTCAGATGCTAAATTTGAAACATTAAGTGGATTTACATCATCTGCATTAACTCGTTTGACTAACATAGAAACAAAATCAGCAAGTGTAGATATATCAATTAGTAATATCAACTCTGTAACTGCATCTAATATTGCACGTTTGTCCAATTTAGAAACAAAGAGTAGTAGTGTTGACATTTCTATAAGTAATATAAATACATTCACATCAAGTAACGATACAAAGTTTACAACATTAGCAACATATACTGGAAGTTTAGATACTAAAAATACAACATTAAGTAGTGTAACAAGTTCATTGATTTCAAAAACAGGTTCATACGCAACTACTGGAAGTAATTCATTCTATGGTACGCAAGTCTTTAGTGGTAGTGTTTATATTGCAAATGATTTAGTTGTACAAGGTAGTTCATCTATACAATATATTAGTGCAAGTTCAGTAAGTATTGGAACTAATATTGTCCAACTTAATACGGCAAACCCGTCAGTTAGATTTGCAGGTTTAACTATGATAGATAGTGGATCAATTGGAGGCTCAGGATCATTCTTATACGATTCGGTACATGATGAGTTTGTATTCGTTCATAGAGGAAACGGAACAAATGTAACTTCATCCCATTTTGTTTTAGGACCAGAGACATACGACAATTTAGGTAATGAAATATACTTAAGTTGTAATACTTTATCAAAAGGCACCGGAAAAGAACACTTAGTTGATAGTTGTATTTTTGACAATGGTACAACTGTTTGTGTAAATACAACCCTGAAAGCAAGTGGACAAGTATGTAGTTTAATGGGTAATTTTAGTTGTATAGGAATTGGAACAACTTCCCCTGCAAAAACTTTACATGTAGTAAATACGGATTATCAATTAAGACTTTCATACGATACATCTGGAGTATATACTGATTTCAGAAACGATTCGGCAGGTGGTTTATTAATTAATACTTCTGGTCAATATATTGTAAATTATATCAATGGTTCTGCAAAAATGAGAATAGATGCAGATGCCATTTGCTTTTCAACCACAATATGTTCACCAACAATTATTTCATCTGGAACTATTTGTTCAATTAGTAATACTTGTTTTGGTGGTAATACAATAATAAATGGATGTGTAGGAATGGGTACGGCAACACCAACTGCTAAATTACATGTTTATTGTAATGCGGATGTTTGGCATACAAAAATAGGAAGTGCATGTGGTGAATTAAGAATTGGTGGAGATACATCATGTGGAGCTGTAATTCAATCATATACACCCGCTGGAGTTGTTAGAGATTTATATTTACAAAGAGATGGTGGTAAAATAGGTATTGGAACAAGTGTCCCTACGGCTTTATTAGACGTATATCATCCAACAAACGGATATGCATCTGTCGGATTACAAGGATACTCAGGAGCAACTAAATGGTATTTAACATCAGGTATATCAGGTGATACAATTCAAGACTTTTCAATTAGTAACAATAATACTGGAACAAGTCCTAAATTTAGAATATCTTCAACAGGCGCAGCAACATTCTCTACTACTGTATCAACAGGAGATATGATAACAATTGGTATTTCCGATATTTCAACAGGAGAAAATAAAGGATTAAAATTAAATAACACAGGCGGTGGGGGTAAAACTTGGAATATCACTGCAGGTGCTGTGGGTAGTAACAATGCTGATTTTGTCGTAAGAAATTCAACATCTCACGTAAATAATTTAGTACTTGATGGTTCTTCAGGAGCCGCGGCCTTTTCTAGTACTATAAGTGCATATGCCAATATAGGTGTTATTAATAGTGGAGCGCAAGGACCTGTTTTAGCCACTACATCAACATATGCAGATGGATATAGAGCAACAGTAAGATTAACTAACACACATACTGGTGGTAAACAATGGGATATTTATTCAACTAATGTGGCTGATGGAGTATATGGAGCTGGTAAATTTGCAATAGCAAACGCAACAGATTCTATCACAGCAATTTCTATTCAAAGTGGTGGTATAGTTACAAAACCCAATCAAATGTTTGTTATGGGAGGTATGAGTTCTGACCAAAGTATCTCCAACTCAAATCCAACCACGCTTAATTTTGTTACCAATGGTGCATATAGTTGGTATAATCAAAATGTTGGAAGTTGCTGGAACAATAGTACTTATACTCTTACAGCACCCGCTACTGGAATATATGTAGTAAATGCCTCAGTGTACACAAGCGCATACGGTATAAACCAAATAGCACTTTATGTTAATGGATCTAGAAAAAATTCAATACCAACAGGATATGGGACAGCAATAGCAGGAGGTTCTGCAATGGTTATTTTACAAGCAGGAGATACGCTTAATTTAAGAGTATTTAATGATGTTGGTACCATTACTTTATATGGTAACGCATATCATAGCTGGTTCAATATATACTTTTTAGGCTAAAATACGAGTTGCATCTGTTAAAATATATAAAGGAGTTGGTTTTACAAGTTCAATGGTTTCTCAAAATTATAATATACAAAAAGGAAGATTTGGTTTATAATATATTTGGTATTCTAAATTATTTTTCGTATATTTATTTCTATAAAACATTAAAAAGTTATAAATGGACAAATTCGTTATTTTCCACGTAGAAGGTGGACTAGGTAAAAATGTAGCTGCAACAGCAATCCTTAAAAACATTTACAAAAAATATCCAGATAGAAAACTCATTGTAGTATGTTCTTTCCCAGAGATATTTTTAAACAATCCTTACATACATAGAGTTTATAGATTAGGTGTATCTCCTTATTTTTGGGACGATTATATCAATGCAAAAGATACTATTGTACTTCGTAGAGAACCTTACTTTGAGTCAACACATATGATGCAACAAACTCCCTTAACAGAGACTTGGCATAAGATGTACGACTTACCTTTTAATAAGAAAGATGACTTACCAGAGTTGTATTTGAATATGACACAAAATCAAATGCATTTACAATGGCAGCGTTCTCGTCCGATTATGTTATTACAAACCAATGGTGGCCCGATTATGGATGGTCAACCGATATATGCATGGACACGAGATATGCCAAAAAATGTTATTGAAGCATTAGTTCAACAATTCGGACAACAATATCATATCATTCAAATTTGTAAGCATGATTCTCAGTCATTACAACATCCAGGAGTAGAAACAATAACGCGACAAATGAGTAATATTGAATTATTCTCTCTACTAAAAGTATCAGCAAAAAGAGTCTTAATTGATTCTTGTTTACAACACGCAGCAGCTGCATTCAAATTGCCGTCGGTAGTTTTATGGATTGGAACACACCCTAAAATGTTTGGTTATGAAATGCACAAAAACATAGAAGCAAAAGAACCAGTTGGAAATACAAAAAGAATTGATTCATTATACTTTGACTATTCTTTAGATGGTCAGTTCCATGAGTGTCCATATGGTGCACAAGAGGAAATGTTTGATGTAACACAAATCATCAACGAAGTAAATAAATTCTAAAATGAAAATTATATACAAAATATCTGATGGAGGCTATCCAAAAGATAAACCAGAATGGTTCTCCAAAATCAATTGCCTTAAGAATGCACTTAAACATTTCAAACAAGATGATTTCTTGCTTATAATGGATAATGTGTCGGACAATCTTAAATTAGAAATAGAAAAAATATATTCAGGTAAAGCACAACTAACATCAATAGGAAATCCTGCAGGCACATTTCAAATACAAATGGATCATGCAATAGGTTTGACAAATATTTTAATGGCAAGTGATGATGAAATTATTTACTTTTTAGAAGATGATTATGTACACAAGCAAAATAGTCAAAAAATATTAGAAGAAGGTTTTGAATTAGGAATGGATTATGTAACTTTATATGACCATCCAGATAAATACTTAAATCCAATAGAGGGTGGTAATCCATATTGTGAAGGAAGAGCGGAATTTACAAGAGTATTTTTAGGTCAAAATTCACATTGGAAAATAACAAATAGTACAACAGGTACATTTGCTGCAAAAGTGAAAACCTTAAAAGAAGATGAAAGTATAATTAGAAAGTGGTTTGCAGGAACATATGGACATGATTTTGAAATGTTCCAAGAATTAAATAAAAAGGGTAGAAGATTGGTATCATCTATTCCTGGATATTCAACACATTGTGAAACTCGTTGGTTAACACCTTTGACAAATTGGGAAAACGAAATATAGTTATGAAAAAATTAGGTGCAGTTATAATTGAAGATAGAAAGATTACAGACTTTTATAGAATAGTAAAAGAACATATGAAGTATTTACCAAAAGATACTGATATACTTATTTACACATCGGAAAGTACTGAAAAAGAATATAAAAAGTTATTAAAAGAAGATAATATTCAGTTTAGAAGATATCCGTCTAATTTAGCAGTTCCAAAAACCATGATAAACATTGCAGGTTTTGACGAATTGATGAAGTCAAACGATAGAATGAAACCTTTACTTAACTATTGTTTATTTACAACAAGTAGAGAGTTTTGGATTGACTTATATGAATACGAAAGAGTTTTAATATTCCAAACTGATACCGGACTTTTAAGAGAAGGTATTGAAGAATTTTTAGATTATGACTATGTTGGTGCACCTTGCTATAATTGGGTTGGAGACAAAACAATTCAAAATGGTGGTTTATCAATTAGAAATCCAAGAATAATGGAATACATTTGTAGAAACTTTGGATGGCATAGTGACTTACAAGAATTGATACAAATCGGACAATACTCAACAGCATCTTTCTTTGCAGAGGACATCTTCTTTTGTTTAAGGATGATTAAGTACAATGTAGGAAATTATGCACCAATTGATATTGCAAAAAAGTTTAGTGTAGAATCTAAATTTGAATTAGGTACATTAGGATATCACAGACCTTACCCTTATATGGATGAGAGTGCAATCAAACAAATACTTACTCAATACAATAAGAAGTAGACGAAATGTTTAATCTTAAAAATCAATATTTATATCCAAACAAGATATAGATGTTAATAAATGATGCTTCAATTACTGGATCTTTAATAGTAAATGCCAGTTCCTCTTTTCAAAATATAGCAGTTAGTGGTAATATCCTACCTGGGACAAACAATGTATATAATTTAGGTAGTGCTGACAAGTATTTCAAAGAGATATTTGTTTCTACAAGTTCAATCAATTTCGTAGATAATGGGATTGTTACTGCAAGTTTAAATGCAAATACGTTAAATAGTTTATTACAAAATACTTCAAGTGCAAATGTTTCAATTGTAAATATTAATTCATTCACTCAATCATTTTCAGCATCAGTTTCTACATCATTTGGTTTAAGTGCAGTAAGTGTAACATCTTTAAGTTCATCGGTAACTACTACAATAACCACATTAAGTTCATCGGTTTCTACATCATTTGGTTTAAGTGCAGCAAGTGTAACTTCTTTAAGTTCATCAACTTCAACATCATTTAGTTCAAGTGCAGCAAGTGTAACTTCTTTAAGTTCATCAATATCATCATCGGTAACTTTTTTAAGTTCATCGTTGACATCGGTTAATACAACTCAAAATAATAGATTAAGTAGTATTGAATTAGTAACAGGTTCTTATGCAACTACTGGTTCTAATACATTCTTTGGAACTCAAACTTTTAGTGGAAGTGTTTTTATAGCAAATAACTTAACTGTACAAGGTAGTTCTTCAATTCAATATATTTCTGCATCATCCGTTTCAATTGGTACAAATATAGTACAATTAAATACGGCAAATCCTGCAATTAGATTTGCAGGATTGAGTATAATAGATAGTGGATCGGTTGGAGGATCAGGTTCATTCTTATACGATAGTAAAGAAGATGAATTTCTATTTGTTCATAGAGGAAATGGTATAAATGTAACCTCATCACATTTTGTAATGGGTCCAGAAACTTTTGACAATTTAGGTAATGAAATATATTTAACAACGAATGTCTTATCAAAGGGTACCGGAAAAGAACATTTAGTAGATAGTTGTATTTTTGACAATGGAACTACTACATGTTTTTATAATTCTACAACAATAAACTCTAGTGGTGTATTAACTTCAACAAATTTAGTAGGAACAATATGTGCAAGAAATGGTGTTGTATCAGGTTCGTCACAAGTTGATGGTACTGCAATAACAAATAAATCAATAACAATTGCAGGAACTTCAACAGCATTAGGTGGAACAATTACTTTGGCAACTATGACCGGTGGAAGTGCAATACATAGTGGTTCTTATTTAGCAACAGCAACAACTGCAAATTTATCAGAAAATACTAATTTATATTATACCGATGCAAGAGTAAAAACAAAATTAGATGCAGAAACTGTAATAAGTGGAAGTGGACAAGTTGCAATTGCATCTACATCTGGATTTGGAACATATATCAATCAGGCATTACTTACCACATCATCACCTACATTTAATACAGTTACAGCTACTTTTAGTGGTAATATAACAGGTAACGTAACTGGTAATGTGTCTGGTACTTCAAATAATATTACAGCATATACTATTAACCAAAGTGTAGGTACAAGTGATTCTCCATCATTTAACCAAGTATTTTCTAGTAATAATGGTAATGGTACAAATTATAGAGTTGGGGATGATGCTTGGTTTGGTGATGTAAATGTAGCAAATACAGTAAGATTAAAGGGTGTTCAAGATGCAACTGCTGGTTATTTAACTTTTGGAAACCAAACTACTCAATTAGGTTTAACAAACTCTACTACGTTAACATGGGGTGCCGCGTTTACAGCTACAGGTGACGTAACAGCTTATTCAGATATAAGAGTTAAAGAAAATATTAAAACAATAGATAATGCTTTAGATAAAGTGTTACGTTTAAGAGGTGTTACATTTAATAGAATAGATTTAGATGACAAGTCCGAAAAAATGGGTGTTATTGCTCAAGAAATAATGAAAGTAGTTCCTCAAGTAATAATGGAAGAAAATGATAGATTATCAGTAGCATACGGAAACTTAGCTGCCTTATTTATCGAAGCAATAAAAGAACAACAAATCAAAATAGACAATCTTACAATAGAAGTAGAAAATCTTAAAAAACCAAAAGGACTATAATGGCATTACAAAGTAGTGGAACGATTTCAATTAGTGAAATAAAAACAGAATTAGGGAGTGTATCGTATTCACTTCATACTTTAAGCCTTGCAGCTGGTAAATCAACACCCGATGCAATGAGTGAATTTTATGGATATAGTAATGTAACTACATTTCCAAACAACTGGCAATATAGTCCACTAACTACATTAGCAGACCCCGGTTCTGGTAATATTAGACTGAATAGTACTTATTTATCATCTGTTACATGGATTGCTGTAAATAATTTTGGAAATACTGTATCTGCATTAAGTGCAAATATCAATAGTATAATAAGAGCTGAAGCCGCATATACTCCTACAAACTATATAGAATTAATATTAACATCAAATTCAACTAATAATGGTAGTTGGCAATACTATACGGGAACCAGAGTTTCATATGGAGGTAGTTTTAATGCGGGGCAAATAACCAAAATAACAATAAAAAAAGCATAAACTAATTCGGAATAAATTAAATACTTATAGGTAGTATCAATTAAACAGAGAATAATTACGAATGAGACAACATAATTTAAGAGTCACAGGTTCACTAACAGTTAATGGAGAAAATGTAGTATCAGCATCACAATTGTCCGCATTAAATTCAACTTTAACGGGACAATATGCAACTACCGGTTCTAATATGTATAATGGTAACCAAACTATTACAGGTTCATTGTTAGTGACTGGAGTAATTACTGCTAACGAATTTCATACTACATTTGTAACATCTTCGGTTTTATATACATCAGGTTCTACTAAATTTGGAGATAGTAATGATGATATAATGGAAGTTACTGGTTCTCTAAAAGTTAACGGAAACATCACTGCAAATAATTTAAGTGGTATTGTTTCTGGTTCGTCACAAATCACATCATTGTTACCAATAGGAGTAGTTTCGGGTTCATCCCAACTTACCGCTTCATATGATGTTAGATACGTTATAAGTGGTTCTATTACCCAAACAACATGGGACAACATTGCATCTAAACCTGATGGAATAGTATCAAGTTCTGCACAAGTTATTTTACAATCTACTACGGGTCAATTATCTGCAAGTAGAGTTGATGGATTAAACTTATCACAAATAGCAAGTGGTTCTTATACTGCATCAATCGGACAAACTTTCAATGTAAATACCTCAACTACAATCACAGGTTCACTTTCAGTAACATCTTTAAGTGGAAGTGGTATAAATTATTTAGCATATAGTGGTGGAGTAATAACAGCAATATCTGGAACTGCAGCAATCAAATACAATCAAGAGTTTACTGCAACATTAGGACAAACCACATTTACACCTTCAATCGGATATATAACTGGTTTGATTGATGTATTTTATAATGGTACAAAATTATCTACAACCGACTATACTGCATCAAACGGAAGTACAATTGTTTTATCTCAAGGTGCAGATTTAGCAGGTGACATTATTGAAGTTGACATTTATAATCCAGTTAGTGGAGTTAGTAATAATACTTTAAGACAACAAACTACATTTACTGCATCTGTAGCACAAACAACATTTACAGTCAATTATACACCTGGTTTATTAGATGTATTTTTTAATGGTTCTAGATTGTCAAACGAAGAATATACTGCAAACAACGGAACATCAATAATACTTTCCGAAGCTGCAACTGGTGGAGAAATAATAGATATATTTGTTTATTCATATCAAATTGGTGCATTTAGTGGAGTAGGTGGAAGTGGTGTATTAAATCAATTAGCATATTGGAGTTCTCAAAGTGGACTAACAGGAAGTAATAGTTTAACATTTGACGGAACTACTTTAACAATAAGTGGTTCGTTAGTTCCTGCAGTTAGTGGAGCATATGACTTAGGTAGCACATCAAAACCATTTAGACATATATACGTTGGAAGTGGTTCAATCTATTTAGTCAACAATCAAGGTCAAGTTACCAATACAATATCTGCACAAAGTATAGTTACAACGGACACTCTTAATAGTGGAAGTATTGACTTAACAAAATCATTACCAACGGGTACTGTATCAGGTTCGTCACAAATAGTGGGTATATTAACATCTCTTAATACTGCAACTGCATCGTTTTCACCAAGAGTGTCAAATTTGGAAAGTAAAAGTAGTAGTGTTGACATAAGTATTACAAACATTAACTCATTCACTGCAAGTAATGGTACTACATCTCTAAACTTAAAAACAGGTTCATACGCAACAACAGGTTCTAATACATTTTTTGGAACTCAAACATATAGCGGAAGTGTTTATATAGCAAATGATTTGATTGTACAAGGTAGTTCTTCAATCCAATATATCTCTGCATCTTCGGTATCAATTGGTACAAATATAGTACAATTAAACACTGCCAATCCATCAGTTAGATTTGCAGGTTTAACCATAATAGATAGTGGATCGGTTGGAGGTTCTGGTTCATTCCTTTACGATTCGGTACAAGATGAATTCATATTTGTACATAGAGGAAACGGAACGAACATAACATCATCCCACTTTGTATTAGGGCCGGAAACATATGATAGTTTAGGTAATGAAACATATTTGACTTCTAATATAATTCCAAAGGGAACGGGTAAAGAACATTTAATAGATAGTTGTATTTTTGATAATGGAACTACGACTTGTATTAAGAATAATTTAGTAGGAACGGGAACTATGAGTGGAACTACAATTTATGGTAGTACGGCTGTTTGTTCTCCTGTCGGTAAATTTACTAGCTGTATTGATGTGGGTAGTGGTACATTCACTGGTGGTGTAACGGCAACAAGTTTTAATTTAGGAAATGGCCAATATTTAAGACTAACTAGAAATAGTGGTGCATTGCAATATGATGCTTTTGGAATTGTAGTAGGTACGGATAATACAAGAATTATATCTACAAATGATTTTGATATAGTAAATGGTGGGTTAGTTAGTCAATTTAAAATAGCAGGTTCAGGAGTAGCTACCTTTGCTTGTAGTGTAGGTATATGTAATGGTGGTGTTATTAACATGACCATACCAAATGGTAATAATGGTGGTGCAATTAGAATGTCATGTTGTACAGGAGCAAACGAAGGTGATATGTTTCTTACAGGAGGAGGAGGAACTGGTATACTAATTGCGGGTAGTGGAAAAATTGGAATTGGAACAACTATACCTCAGTCAACTTTACATATCGGCCCTTCATTAAATTCAATGCCAGCCGCAACTTCAATAGCAGTACCCGGAGATACCTCTATAAGATTTATGGCAGGATCAGATGGTAACGCTAACTACGGAAGTTATATTGCTGGAACTCAAACTGCTGGTGTTAGAGCATTATCATTAGGATATAGACAAGGTGACGGAGACGTACTAACAATGACTATTACACAATTAAGTACTGGTATAGGTGCAGTTGGTATAGGTATAAGTAACCCAACCGCACTTTTACATCTTTGCCAGACAGGACAGCCCGCAACTCCACTTGGTCTTTATTCTACTATGACTTTACAAACAAATTCTCAAGCAAATTACCAAAGAATTAGATTTGATAGAGATGGTTGTGCCTTTTGGGGAGTAGGAGTAGAAGGTGCTAGTAGTACTAATGATTTTATGATATCAGGTTTAGTAGGCGGTAAAGCAGCAGGTACATGGTCGGATAGTGTACTTAGAATAAAAAATAGTAATGGAGCCGTATTAGTTAATGCAACATCTTTCCCTAACTATGGAAAATTTAACTCATATACCAATGATGCGGCTCCAGCTGGAAGATTTTATGGTGGTGCAAGTAATTCAGAAGGTGCTATCGTTTTAATGGTTGATAAATATTCAGCAACCACCACAACTTCTCAATGGTTTTTAGGTTTTACTATAAACCAACAAACAATAGCATCCGGTGTAATTACTGCAAATGGAGCATCACAAGCTGCGTTTGGTTCTTGGTCTGATAGAAGATTAAAAGAAAATATTACCGATTTACCAAGTCAATTATGTAATATTTTAGCATTAAGACCTGTTGAATTTGACTATATAGAATCAGAAGGTGGTGGCCATCAAACAAGCTTTATTGCACAAGAATTTGAAACAATATATCCTGATGCAATAGGAGAAAGACCTGACGGAATGAAAACAATAACCGGATGGGGTAAAACGGAAGCAATATTAGTCAAAGCAATACAAGAACAACAATGCACAATACAATGTTTGACAAATAGAATAGAACAATTAGAAAATAAATAATAATGGGAAAAACAAGGAACACCGGTAAGTTAGCAACACAAATACAATTTGACAATAGCAATAATCTTGTCATAGGTACTTCTGCATCATCTTCATTTAATACAAGTGGAAGTGTAAATGCAATAGGAGGTATTACTGGTTCTATATTTGGAATTGGAAATCCTACAAGTTTTTCTGCATCTATATCGTCAAATTTAGTTAGTATACAAAGTGTTACTGCATCTAATATTGCACGCTTGTCAAATTTGGAAACAAAGAGTAGTAGTGTTGACATAAGTGTTAGTAGTATTAATACATTCACATCAAGTAATGCAAACACATCTCTAAACCTATTAACAGGTTCTTTAGCAACTACTGGTTCTAATACATTTAAGGGAACTCAAATAGTTTCTGCAAGTATGTATGTAACCGGTGACTTTGTAGTATTTGGAAGTTCTTCTATTCAATATATCTCTGCATCATCTGTGTCAATTGGAACTAATATCGTTCAACTTAATACAGCAAATCCTGCAGTAAGATACGCAGGTTTATCGGTACAAGATTCAGGAAGTGCACAAGGTGTTACTGGGTCTATGTTATGGGATTCGGTATGTAATAGATGGATATACTCAAACCCTTCAGGAGTTGGATATTCAGGTGGAGTAATTATGTCAGGACCAAGAGCAGCAACTTTCGGTACGGAAACAACATTGACTTGTAACTATATTGCAAAATCAGGAGGTGGAGACCATTTGTATGATTCTTGTATTATAGATGATGGAACTACAACCTGTATTAAGAATAATTTAGTAACAACGGGTACTGCTTGTTTTGCAAGTAGTGTAACATCAAGTACACTGCAAATTAATAGTACAACATATGTTCCATTAAAAATCAATACAACTTATGGTCAAGTAGGTTTAGAATTTCAATTAAATGGTATTGGTTTTGGCGGCATAGGTTCTGCAACTAACTTTACTGGTGCGTATAGTTGTAGTAGTACCGATATAGGTATTGGGACTAATGGTTCTTCAACATCAAATATAATATTTGCAACAGGTACAGGATTTGAAAGAAGAATGATTATTAACAGCTGTGGTTATATAGGTATAGGATCAGACCCTTTAACTTCAACAGCAGCAGCTCTTCAAATTGAACAAGCACAATCAAATATAGTGGCAATTAGAAGAGCAAATTGTTCAAATACAGGAAACTCAAGAGTATTATTTCAAGCTTATAATGCTTCGGGAACAATACAAAATACAGGCATTGTTGAAGCTGGATTAGATAGTAGTGCTACTAATGGTTATATAGGATTTTATGCAGGCACTGCTACTATGAATATGAAAATTACTAGTATAGGTAATGTCGGAATTGGAACGACTTGCCCTGACTCAAAACTTCATATTTGTAATTCTGTAGCTGGTAATACAGATAACTTTTTAATTATAGTACAAAACTGTTGTACAGTTTCAGGTGCAAGAGCTGGTATAGCTTTTTCAAACAACAGCCAAACTCCAACCGCGGGTGGATTATCAGGAGCCGCAATTCAAACCTCAAACAATGGCGTTGATGGAGCAGGCAATTTATTATTTTCAACATTAATAAGTGGTGCAAGTTGTGAAAGAATGCGTATAACGAGTGGAGGACTTATTGGTATGAACCAACCTTCACCGACTTATAGACTAGAAATTTGTAGTCCATCCTCCGATTGCGTATTGGGTTTAATGAGCGCAAATGGTGTGAATATTGATATGGTGGGTTATGGAGTTTCTTTAACGTATCCTCAAGCAAGAGTCCAAATGAATGATGACGGATTCTATGGAGGTAACTTATCATTTTTCACTAAGCCAAATGGAGCATCAGGAAATGGTTTGACTGAAAGAATGCGTATAACGAGTTGTGGTAAAGTTGGTATCGGGGCATGCAGTCCTAAATGGTTATTAGAAATATGTGCAAATAATGCATGCGGAGGTGCAGGACAATATCCAGCATTAGCAATAAACAATGTATGTGTAACGGGATATGCAGGAATATATTTTTACAGAGGATTAGATCAAATGGGAGGACTGGAAATATCAAACTCAACTTGTAATATCTTAATTAATTCTCAAAACGGTGCATTAAATTTACAAACGGCTGGAACTAATAGATTAACACTTAATAATGTTGGCGGATTTGGAACACAATTATGCAATTTCTGTTTAACTGGTACTTATCAAACTTTAGTAACAGTTGAAAATGGATCATACGGTTTATTAATGTTATCATCATGTATAGGTGGAGGAACATATGCATTGTATAATATATTTAACAATGCCGGCACTACTACAGCAAATCTTATTCAAGGTAATAATATACCAACCTGTATAGTAGGAAATGCAGTTCAAGTTAAAAGTACTAATGGTGCTACTTATTGTGATGTAAGATCAAGTTATATAAGATTTTATTAATAGAAAAAAAACAATAAATGGGAAAGAATAGAAAGCAGGCAAGTTTGACAAATGTAGTACAATACGATAGTAATTTTAATCTATCTATTGGTTCATCTACATCATCATCATTTAATTCAAGTGGTAGTATAATAGCTGCATCCGGATTTACTGGATCATTATCTGGGTCCGTTTTTGGATTAGGTAATACTGTTTCATTTAGTTCGTCCGTTTCATCTGACTTAATAAATTTAGAAATAAAGTCTGCAAGTGTTGACATTTCTATTACAAATATCAATTCTGTAACTGCATCTAACATTGCACGCTTGTCAAATTTGGAAAGCAAAAGCAGTAGTGTTGATATAAGTGTTAGTTCTCTTAATACATTTACAGCATCTAATGCAAATCAATCTCTGAATTCAAAAACAGGGTCATATGCAACAACAGGTTCTAATTCATTCTATGGTACACAAGTATTTTCAGGAAGTGTTTATATTGCAAATGATTTAGTAGTTCAAGGTAGTTCATCTATTCAGTATATTTCGGCATCTTCGGTGTCAATAGGCACTAATATTGTCCAACTTAATACTGCCAATCCGAGTGTGAGATTTGCCGGATTAACTGTAATAGATAGTGGATCAATTGGTGGATCAGGATCATTTTTATATGATTCAGTACAAGATGAGTTTATATTTGTACATAGGGGAAATGGCACGAATGTGACATCATCTCATTTTATAATGGGACCAGAAACCTTTGATAACTTAGGAAACGAAACTTATTTAACTTGCAACTTATTAACAAAAGGTACAGGTAAAGAACATTTGGTGGATAGTTGTATTTTTGACAATGGAACTACTACTTGTATTAAGAATAATTTAGTAACAACAGGAACAATAATTGGAACTACAATTTATGGTAGTACGGCTGTTTGTTCTCCTGTTGGTAAGTTTAGTACCTGTATTGATGCCGGTAGTGCAACGTTTAGTAATTCTTTGACGGTTGATTATGCAGCAGTAGATGTTGACCTTAATGTAAAAAATACTCAATCAGCAGGAGCTGCTAATTTATATTTGAGAGCAAATGCAAACGGTACTGCAGATGTTAGATTTACAAGAAACTCAGATAGTTCTATACAAGGTAGAATAAGTTATAGTTTTACGGATGGTTCAATGAATTTTAGAACAGGTGGTAATGATAATAAATTATTAATATCATCAACAGGATATGTTGGAATTGGAACAAATTGTCCAACTGGTTATTTAAATATTTCTACAGCTACTCCCGGACAAAATGAACCACATATAAGATTAACCGATAGTAGTACCTCTGGAAATGGAGGAAATGTTTACATCAGTGCAGATAAAACGGGAGTGGGATATAACAATCTAACAATGCTTGCTTTCTCTTATACATTTAAAGGAGGGGCAAGTGCAACAAACTATTTAACAATTGACACATCTGGAATATCTTGTTTTAAAGGTACCGTTTGTGCACCTACACTATTTGCTAGTACAGCAATATTTTCTAGTGTTTATTGTGTTAATTCCTACAATTCATTAAGTTCAACAACAAGTGGACAGATGGGTGTTTTAGGACATAATGCAATTTCAAGTCAAGTTACCTCCAATACTATCAATCAAATGAATAGTGGTTATTATGGTAGTTTTATAAGACAATACTATAATGAAGGTATAACATTTTATACAAGAGCAAATGCAGGAACGGCGGGAGATGTTTTATATGGAACTTCTGCTGTAGCTGATGGTGGAGAAAGAATGCGTATTACAAGTACAGGTATAGCTTGTTTTGCTTGTCAAGTTTGTGCTAAATCATTAACTACAACAAGTGGTGGAGTTTCTCAAATTCAAAATGGTGTAAAAACCCAAACATTTTTTGCATATAAATTAATAAACGAAAATAGTACTGCAAACTTTTTTAGAATTACAACAGCAGGAGCATCATCTACTCATACACAACTAATAGCTTCAAATGCAGGAGTAGGTTGGCATACTTCTCAAATATACCATGCATCAAATGCAGGTTATTGGGGTGGATATATTGGAAGTGGGGCAAGTATATCAATAACAAATAGTTCAGCTGGATATATAAGTGGTATATATAGCGATAACGCAGGAGCACAAAATTATTGTGTTACTGTTGCAAGTAATGGAACCAGTACACAGAGTTTAGTAGTAGCATACATTACTGTAGTATTAGCCGATGGTTATGGTGTAACATTTACACAATTATAAGATAAAAAAATAAATTATGGAAAAAGTTATATTAGGAGAGGAGATAGTTCTTTATAGAGTATCATTTACTCCATCTACTCCAAAAGAAATTTTATTGTTTGGTGTTGAAGAACACATAAATAATAATAAAACAATGGAGGCATGTGATGCATTTGATTATCATGGTGAATATCCTGAATTAAATGAAATTGAAAACAAGGGTATTGACATTTGTTTAGAAATAGCAAAGCAAGAAAATATCTCTTATACAAATCATAATTATAATAGTTGGATTAATAGAGTTAGAAAACAAAATCCCGTTCAATATTTATTTGCAAAAGAACCATATCACAATCATGTTGAATTAAATGAAGGTAGTGGTAGATTTGAACCAAAGTATACATTTATTTATTATTTACAGATGCCGAATAATTTACAAAATGATGATGGTTATTTAGTATTAAAAGATACAAAAGGAAATGTATATTCAATATTACCAAAAGAAAATGAATTTTTAATACACCAATCTAATATAGACCATTATCCAAAGCATGCACCAAATTCAACAGTTGATAGGTTTATTATAGCAACAAATGTTGGATTTGATTATTAAAAACTATACTTTTCAAAAAAATTTACAATATATATTTATATACACAAACAAAAACAAAACTAAAATTGAATTATGGAAAAAATTAGTCTTAAGTTACATGAGTTCTTAACATTAGAAGCAGAATTATTCGGTGTTAAAAATCAACAAACAGGAGAAGTTACATCAAAAGGTTTATTAAACGAAAAACTTTCATTAGTGTCTAAATTCTGGTTAAACGAACTAGGAAAGAAAGTAGCATCTGAAAAAGAAAGCGTTGAAAAATTAAGAGAAGAATTGATTAAAAAATTAGGTACAGAGGAAGAAGGACAAGTTTTCATCAAAATGTACGATGAAGTAAAAGATGAAGAAGGAAATATTGTTTCCCGATCATTAACATCAAACTTTATTGAATTTAATCAAGAGTACGAAAAACTATTATCGGAAGAGAAAGAATTAGAGTACAGAGCATTTGACTTATCTGAATTAGCAAATGTAGAAACCGAAGGAAACTTAAATGTATTCTTCAAATTGGTTAAAACACCTACTGAATAGTAAATAACATCTCATAAAAAAATTAAAATACAAAAAGTCCAATTCATAATTTAATGTTTTGGACTTTTAATTTATATTTATATTGAGAAATAATAAATTTAAATTAAAGCATATAAAATGGCAGACAAAATAGTATCACCAGGCGTATTTACAAGAGAAAACGACCTATCATTTTTACAACAAGGTGTAGCTGACATTGGAGCAGCATTCATCGGCCCTTTTAAAGAAGGCCCATTAGTACCAACAATCGTTAATTCACAAGCAGAATTTGAAACTTTGTTTGGTAATGTGGATGGTACATACTATACTGAATTAGCAGTACAATCATATTTAAGAGAAGCAGGAACTGCAACAATTGCAAGAGTTGCTGGTATCGGTGGATATTCCGAAACAGCACCTTTATTATTAACTGCAACTTCAGGAGCAGTAAGTCAATCTTTAGGTATCTTATTCAACACATCAACAAACTCAAATAGAGGTTTGTATGGTGCAGCTGTAACTGGTTCAGGATTTGGTGATTTCGTATTAAGAACTAATAGTGGTAGTTTAGCATTAACAGCATCATTGGACTCATCAGATACAAATGATATTGAAGCTGTATTTGGTACATCTCCATTTGGTAGTAAAACTGCATATGTTTATGGATTCTTTAAGAATACAAGTTTAAATGTAAATAATTCAAACACATCTGCATCTGTAACTGTTTTGGGTAACCAAGTATTTACATTCGACGCACAAGAAGCTCAAACTCCAATGATTAAATCTCAATTAATTAGTGGTGATAGATTCGACTTATTCCAATTTGAAACAATAGGAGCAGGTAACGCAGCAAACAGCAAAGTAAAAATTGGTATTACAAATATTAAGCCTGCAGGTTCTGTTAATGGTACTGATTATGGTACATTTACAGTAGTTGTAAGAAGTTTTTCAGATACTAATAAGAAAAAGACAGTTTTAGAAACATGGTCAAATGTAAATTTAGACCCAAATTCTCCAAACTATATTAGTAGAGTAATTGGTGATAGAAAATTATCAATCGATTCAGAAGGTAAGATTTCTGAAACAGGTGATTGGGTGAACAATTCAAAATATGTTAGAATTGCAAACTTAAATCAAAACGCACCTATACAAGCAGTACCTTACGCACACTCAGCATATCAATTACCAATCTCTGCATCTGCAGCAGTTGGATTATTAGTTCCTGCAGTAACTTATACTACAGCAACTTCTACAACATATGGTGGTATTGACTTAGATGGTAATACTGATAACTCAATTTACATCAAACCAATTCCAACAGGAGCTTCAACAGGTTCAAACGCTGTTTACTCATTAGATACAACTGATTCTTTAGCATTAACTGGTTCTATTTCAACTGACGTAGCTAAAAGAAACTTCATCGTAGCATTCCAAGAAGGATTCGATGGTATGAGTCCAGCAACTGCAATTAACAAAGGAAGTGATATCGTAGCAGGTAACTCACAAGGTTTTGATTTATCTACTTCAACATCTTCTGGTTCAATTGCATATGGTAAACACGTTTCAGCATTATCTAACGCTGATGAATTTGATATCAATATGGTTGTAACTCCAGGTGTTATTAGAAGATTACACTCTTCAGTTGCTACTGACGTATTGGATATGGTAGAAGAAAGAAATGATTGTTTCTACATTATGGACACAAACGCATATGGTGATTCAATTTCACAAGCTACAACACAAGCTGAAGCAATTGATTCAAATATGGCAGCAACTTACTATCCTTGGATTAAGACAATTGATTTGAATACAAACAAATTGATTTCAGTTCCACCATCAGTATTGTTACCAGGTGTATTTGCATCTAATGATAGAGTAGCAGCTGAGTGGTTCGCACCGGCAGGTTTGAATAGAGGTGGTTTAACAGGAGCAGTTAGTGTATTGAATAGATTAACTCAATCTGAAAAAGATACATTATATGAATCCAAAGTTAACCCAATCGTTCAATTCCCAGGACAAGGTATCGTAGTGTTCGGTCAAAAGACTTTACAAGACAAACCATCTGCATTGGATAGAATCAACGTAAGAAGATTATTATTAACAGTTAGAAAGTACATTGCATCTTCTTCAAGATACTTAGTATTCGAACAAAACACTGCAGAAACAAGAAATAGATTCTTAAATATAGTTAACCCGTATTTAGAGTCAATTCAACAAAGACAAGGATTATACGCATTTAAAGTTGTAATGGATGAGAGTAACAACACTCCTGACACAATCGATAGAAATATCTTACAAGGAGCAATTTACTTACAACCAACTAAGACCGCTGAATTCATTCAAATTGATTTCAATATCTTACCAACTGGAGCAACTTTTAACGGATAATTTAAGAAATAGATATTTATAATAGAACAATAAAAATAAAAAGAAATGCCAGATATTTTAACCTTTGATAAGATGTTTTATAAGAATTTTGAACCTAAGTTAGGCAATAGATTCATTATGGAAATCAATGGTATCGAATCATATATCATCAAAACAGCAAATAGACCTACATTTACGTCAGAAGTAGTTGAATTAGACCACATCAACGTAAAGAGAAAGATTAAAGGTAAATCAACATGGGATGATGTAACAATCACACTTTACGACCCAATTGTACCATCAGGTGCACAACAAGTAATGGAGTGGGTTAGACAATCACATGAGTCATTAACAGGTAGAGATGGATACGCTGCATTCTATAAGAAAGATATTACTTTCTTCTTATTAGGACCAGTAGGTGATAAAATTGAACAATGGACTTTAAAAGGAGCATTTATCTCTTCAGCAAACTTTGGTGAATTAGATTGGGCATCAAACGATCCAGTATCAATTGAATTAACTTTGACTTACGATTACGCTATATTAGAATACTAATAATATTCAAAATTATAAAAAGAAAGGGGAGACAGAAATGTTCTCCCCTTTTTTATTTTTGAAAAACGTGATATATATAATAAACACAAAAGTTATATTATGAGTGAAAACATCGAACAACAAGTTACAAGAGGATTAGGATCAACTCCATCACAATCACAAAGAAGTTATCCGTTCCCAACTGAGGTATTAAGTTTACCATCAAAAGGATTAGTATATCCAGAATCAAACCCATTATCTAAAGGAGAAATTACAGTTAAACTAATGACTGCAAAAGAAGAAGATATTTTAACTTCTCAAAACTTAATTAGAAAAGGTATTGTAATGGATAAATTATTAGAATCTATTATAGTAGATAGTTCAATAAACATCAATGATATTATTATTGGGGACAAAAATGCAATATTGGTTTCTTCAAGAGTTTTAGCATTTGGTCCAGAATATAAAATAAGTGTTAGAGACCCACAAGAAGGAGAAGATGTTGAGGTAGAAGTTGATATGAGTCAATTAAAAATTAAAGAAATTGATGAGTCTAAATTAAATAGAGAAAATGAATATGATTTCATTCTTCCTAAAACAAAAACTCCAATCAAATTTAAGATAATGACTCATGGTGATGAAATTGCAGTAAATAAGGATATTGAAGCAAGTGAGAAAATATCAAAACAATCAAACGAAATACAAGCGAGATATAGAAGATTGATTACGGAAGTTAATGGTAACAGAGAGGTTGGATATATCAGTAATTTTGTAGCAAATCAATTGTTAGCAGCTGATTCAAAAGCCTTAAGAAAGTATATTAATGAAATATCTCCAGATGTTGATTTTACATTTGAGTATACTTCACCTTTTACCGGCGAGACGGAGGCGTTAAAAGTACCAATTGGGGTAAACTTTTTTTATCCTACCGACTAATTACAGTACTTTCCTACATAAAAAATTATTTAATATGGTTTACTCATCCAATGGAGGTTTCAATTGGCATGATGTATACCTTATGCCTATAAAATTAAGAGATTTTTATTGGAATGAGTTGATGAATACAAAAACATCAGAAGCAGAATCAATGAAAGCGGCATCTAAAGGAAAGGGTTCTTCAGCAAGAAGACGATAAACAATATTATTTTATATTTATATTAGAATAGAAAAATTTAGATATGTCAAAACTTTTAATAGAAAGAAATGTGTTCCAAAAATTAATAGATTTGTTTTTCAAAGCAAAGGCTAATGATAATCAAGACCAATTTATATCAAAAATAAAATATACAAACCCAGAATTGGGTAATGCATTTAAAAAAATGGATGATTCAATGGTAAAATCGACATTGGCATTAAAAGATGCATTAGAATCTGCAGGATTGGATACCACAGAAGCAGACAACTTTTTGAAAAAGTATTACAATAAATTTTAATAATTTATTTTAAATGGCTGCAAACGATAAAAAAACAATTGCCGAATTACAAAGGCAATTAAATCAAATTCAAGCTTCTACTAATCTAAATGATAAGGAGAAGGAATCTGCTGCCAAAAGAATTGCACAGGCAATCAAAGAACAAAGAATTGAAACGGAACTATTAGTTAAATCATCGAAAGATTATGACGATGTATTGGGTAGTATTGGTAGTTCTTATGGTAAAAATAATAAACTATTTAAAGAATCAGAAAAAATACTAAGCCATGCAAAAATGCAAGTGGATGGTATGGTTGCTTTATCTGATAAATTAGGCAAATCTAATAAACAATATAAAGGTGATATTTTAGAAGTTGCAAAGGGATATAAACAAGTAAATAGTTCTATCTTAACTAGTTTAGATAATGTAATTAAAACTGGTAAAGGTGAAAAGGAAATTGCAAAAGCAGTTGAGAAACAGGTAAAATCACATGGCGTACTTATTTCAAAAATAGATGTACAAACCAAATCAGGTAAAGCTTACAAAAAACTATTAGAATCACAAGTTGAACAAATGAACAACTTAGGTAAGGCAGCTACTGCCGCAGCTAAGGATATTGAAAAAATGCATAAAGGTTCAGAAGCTTTGTCAGAAAGTTCATTGGGTGGTAAAATTAATGAGTTTTTGAAACTTAATAAAATGATGGGAGGGAAGACGGGTAGTATAGGTGACTTAGCCAAAAATATGGCAACAAATAGAGCATCTAAAATAGGTGGAGCAACAAATATACCGGCACCTGGTACTAAAGGAAATCCTGTAATGTCAGGTGGTAAACAATTATTTGGAGCAGCTGCACAATCTGCATTAAAATCAGGAAGTGGAACTGCATCAATTGCAGCAGAAACTGCAGGTGGTGCAGGTGGTTTAATATCATCATTGGGTTCAATGATGGCAATTGTTGCACCGATATTAGCAATAGTTGGTTTGATATATATGGCATTTGATTTTTGGAATAGTGGAGGACTTGCAAAAACAATGGCATCTGCAAAAATGCTTACCGGAAATAAGATGTTGGGTAAACAGGGTGTTAAAGAAATGCGAAAATCTTTAGAAGGTACCGAAGAGGTTAGAAAGATTAATGCGGAATATGCATACTTAAAACCATTAGAACTCAAACAAGAACACGAAAAGGCACTATATGATTGGGAAGCCGATCACGATAAGCAATTATTACAATATCGTCAAAGTCTTACAACAGACCAAATGAATTTTGAATTTGAGTTGAGAAGAGAGGCATTTGAAGGTGAGAGAGCTAGAAGTAAATCTTTGTATTTGACTAATATGTCACAATTCAAAAATTCTATTGGTATTTCTGAACAGGCTTTACAGGCAATTGGGTCATCTACTGATTCCGTATTAGAAAGTGTAAAAGAATTGGGTGCACAATTAGGAACAAGTCTTAAAGAACAAATATCAATGGCAGCTTCTGCAGCTGGTCTTGGTAAATTATATCAAACTAGTGGTACGGATGTATTAAAGATGAGTAGAAATTTCCGTTTAATGGACAAATCTTCATCTAAAGTGGCATTCAATAATATAGCCGGTTTAAGTGCATTTGCAGAATTAAATCAAATTAGTCCCGGTGAGTTATTTAAACAAATGGCAGATGCATCGGAAGAAATATTGAAGTATAGTAATATGACTACTTCACAATATGCTAATCAGGCAGTTTTATTATCTAACATGAATACATCAATGAAAGATATGGCAGCTGCATCGGGAACAATGGTACTTAATTATAAAGATAGTATCAAATCCGAAATGAGTTTATCTGCAATGTTGGGTAGAAATGTAAATCTTTCAGAAGTTAGAGCTAGATTGATGTCAGGAGATATGGCAGGTGGAGCATCTGCATTGAAATCCGCATTAGGTGGGATTGATATAGGTTCAATGAATGCATTCCAAAAACAAGCATTGTCACAATCAACCGGTATGGGTATAGAACAATTGATGGAATTGACCCAATCAAAAGGTGGTGGTGCTAAAGGAGTATTATCTGAAAGAGCGGGAATTAAAACAGGAAGAGATATTGCAAAAGGTGCACGTGATATGGATATTTCAACAAAAGCAAGTCTGATGTCAATGGAACAAGATCAGAGATTGAAAATGTTGGAAATAGAACACGAACATAGATTAGAACAAATTGAAAAAGAAGAAGCTTGGAGAGTATTGTGGGAAATTAAATACGGAAAAAACCAAGCATTGGACATGAATGCTGCAAATAAATTAGTAGAATCGGCATCTGGGGCCGCAACATATGCTTCATTAAATAGTCAAGGTGCATTTGCCGATGGAGCGGGTTTTAATGCATATGGATTGAATTACAACGCAGCAAATACGGGATATAATTTTACAAAATCAGGATATAAACTATCCTCATCCACCGATTTAATCAGAGCACTAAATGGTGGGTATAACCCTAATAGTGGTGGCACAACAACTACAACCAATTCGGCAACAACATCGGTTGCAGCGGGTGGTAGTGATATGTATGAAATGGTAAAACAAGGATTTAATGAAATGGTTAAAGGGTGGAATTTACAAAATACAAATTTTGGTAATCTAACTTCTCATGTCGACACCTTTCACGATAATCAGTTAAGTAGACTAAACTCAGCTGTCAATACATTAGTTACTTGGGTAGATACTGCACATGATAATAATTTAACAGAATTTAATAAACAATTGTCAGAATTATATGTTGTACAAGTATATGCAAATACTGAATTATTAAGACGAACCGATGTAACAAATTCATTATTAGACACATTAATAGAAGCAACAGTTACTACTGCAGCCAAACCTATTACAATAGATGGTAAACGTGTTAATGATGTTATGAAAAATGTTCAAACAAGAGTTTATGGTATAACAGGTAATGCAAGTGGAACATAAATTTCTATTAAAGATATTTATACAAAAGGAATTTATAGATGCCAACAATTAGTGACTTATTAAAAAAACAAAGTGGAGAAATTTACGGCAAATCCGAAAAATTAAGGATTGATAGTAGAGGTATTATAAATGCACCAAGGGCTGCAGCATTATTAGGTTCATCTCCAGATGCATTGTCTTCATTAATAGGTAATCAAATAGGTGGTGCTTTTGGTGGTTCTGCAAATAGACCAACCGATACTATATTTAAAAAACCAAAAGGATTTTTTACAAAACCAATTTCATTATTAGCACCAACCGAAGCATTATTAAAAGATTCAGTAAAAGAGGGTACATCTTATTTTGTAAAACAATCACCATCACCCAATTCAGTAATTGCAGCTTCTAAATCAACTAGTGAAACTATTGGTGGTGCAGCATTATCGGCAGTTAACAAATATGGTTCGGCAAATGGATTGAAAGCTTTAGCAAATTCATTAAAAAAGAACTCTGCGGGTAAAAATGAATATGGTGCAAAATATAATAAAACTACATTAGATGGTAAAACATATGTAGAAGAAGATGTATTGTTTTCTAAATATTACGAAGAAACAAAAATACATCCAGAAACAAAAATACCAATGCTTGATACGGAAACAAATAAGTATTCTAAACAATTGGTAAAAAGAGAAGGTAATTATCAAAAGTCCTGGGACGATTCAACTGTTGAAATAAATAGTCGTGAATCATTCAAAAATCAAAGAGAATTTTACGAATCAAAATATAAAAGTAGATTTCAAAACCAAATTTGGGTTGCATTTAAAAAATATGGAAATAATGAAGTAATACCATTTGTTGGATCTGTAAGTGGAATTAGTGAAGATGTTACTCCTGAATGGTCAAATTTTAAATATTTGGGGTCACCTTTTAAAATATACAGATATCAAGGAGTAGAAAGAAGTGTTAAATTTAATTTAAAATTATATTATCATACTTTAGTAGAAAGAACTGCAATGATGAAAAAAATTAATTATTTAAAATCATTGGCATTCCCATACGAAAAAATATCAGAAATGAAATATGGTGGAGATACACAAACATCTCAATATGCCTTTTCTCCTCAATTATTTTATTTTACAGTAGGTGATATGTATGATTCGGTATTATCTCATTTAGAATCAATTTCATTTAATATTGAAGATAATGTATCTTGGCCTAATTTTCAACCAAATGGTAAATCATCAAATACAATAGATGATAATATGTTATATCCGTCTGTAATAGATGTATCTCTTTCTATAAAAATAATAGAACAAGATTTACATTATATTGATAATAGAACAAAAACATATAATTACAATTTTGATGGAAATATAACCGATGCAATTCAAGAAACAATTAAAAATTATTAATTGTTTATATTAAATAAATTATAATGTCAAGTAGATACACATATTCAAAAACTTTAACAAAAAAAGATACAAAAAAAATGTATCTAAGTAGTGTTATATATCCAAAAATTAAAGCATCAAATGATGATATGTATATTATTTCCGATGCAGGTGATAGATTGGATATTCTTGCTTTAAAATATTATGGAGACCAAAATTTATGGTGGATTATTGCAACTGCAAATAATCTAAATGAGGCATCATATTCAATAACACCTGGTATACAATTAAGAATACCTGCAAATGTTTCTAGAATTTTAAATGATTTAGAAAAAATAAATAAATAAGTTATGGCATTTCCATTTTTAGCCCCTTTCAAAAGTTGGACAGAAAATGTATTAAAAGAAAGAGAATTAAATTCAAATTCAATTCATACATTAAAACCATTTGCAATGTTGTCATCTGCAGCAATTGTTTCCAAAGGAGGAACACCCACCTCTATAAAAAATATGATTGCAGAAGATAAAATTAGTGGAATATATAATGGGTGTGTTGTGACTAACACATTAGATACAGCAAAAATATATCAAACCGGTGCAACTATTGTTGGATATGATTTAGATGGTAAAGAGATAGTAGTTGAAGGTGAAAAAAATAGAAGAGTTTCAGTTCCAATAATTACAAAAATTGATATTGATACCGATGGAGGAAATAATACTTTAAAAACAGCAAAGGTTGATATAAAAGTATTTACATTAAAACAATTGGAAATGTTTGAGTTGTTTTTCTTAAGGCCATCAATGAATATTGTATTGGAATATGGTTGGAATAGTGATATAAGAAGTAATGCACATTTGATAGATTCTTATTTATTTGCAAAAAAGAAACATAGTGATTTTGTAAAAAAATATATTGAAATATTTTCTCATAAAGAAGATGCATATAAAGAATCTAAAGTAAAATATTTGGATACATTGGAAAAAACAAAAGGTTGTTATGATTTTATGGCGGGTAAAGTTACAAATTTTACATATTCACCTGATACCGATGGAACATATAATATAAATTTAGAAATATCTGCAGGAAATGAATTACAATTGTGGATGCCTATAAAACAGGCAAATTCAACAAACACAAATCAAAATCAAAGTACAAATGTTGCAATTGATTCATATGATACATTTTTAAATAAATTATCCGCAGATTTAAATTATCCAAATTTAAAAAATGTAATTCCAAAAAAAGAATGGGAAAAGGAATTTTTTAACTGGGGGATTAGTAATGAAAAACAAAAAGATACAAAATATTCAAAAGAAGCATATATTTCTTTTAAATTAATATTACATATACTAAATCAACCTACTTTATTTAAAATAAAACCAAAAAGTATTAAATCTGCATTTTTTGAAGATAAAGCACTTACGAAGGAAATTATTCCAATACATTCACATTCAAACATAATATCTACAACAGATTTATTTATCTTACCTGGAGATTTACCAAAAATAGAAGTATCAGAAATAGGTAAAAAAAATATAATACGAATTGCCGGAAAATATGATCAAAAAACAAAAAAATTTACTGCAGATCCATTAGTTGATGCTAAAATAAATGGTAAATCATTTAATTTGAACATTTCAGAAATTTATGATTCAAGTGGTGTTTCACATAAAATAACACAAGGTAGAGTTGGAAATTTGTTAAATGTATTTTTTAGGTATGATTCGTTTGTACAATCATTTAATCAATCATATACTCAAGCTGATATTTTAAATAACATATTACAATCAATGAATGATAATATGTTTGGATTATGTAGTTTACAATTTCAAAAAGATTCGGATTTAAATGATGGCAGTCCATTAACAATAATAGATAAAAAATTACCAATTGAACAACCGGATGTTGATCCACAAAAAATATATAGATTTAAAATTGGTACAAATGGTTCAATTGTTAAAGCTTTTGAATTTAATATGGAATTAAGTACTTTGATGCAGGCACAAGCATTGTATTCAACACAATTGGCACTAAATAAGGCAATTAATAATGATAATGGACCTGATATTACTCCTGTTGCACAAAAAGATGATTTTTCATCTGCAGATTTATCATATGCAACAAATTCGGATGGATATTATTCTATAAATTCAATTGAAGTTAAATTAGTAAAAGAAGCTCAAGCTTGGAATAAATATATTGCAGACACAACTAATACAACGAGTGGTTCCGTTAGTCAAGAAAAACAACCAACAGCTGCAGAAGTAAAAAAAGAATTGACTGAAGTTTTGGAAAGTAAATATGTAAAATTTAAATTAAACATTAAAGATAAAAATTCGGCAACAAATAATATGATTTATTTGGATTCTTCACTAATATTAAAATATGTAAAAGATGTTGAAAAAAATACCACAGCACTTACTTATTTAGATATTTCATTTACAATAGATGGTATTGCTGGAATTAGTTGTGGTGAATATTTTCATATAGATGGTATTCCTGAAATATATAATAGAAATGGATATTTCCAAGTTACAAATGTTAAACACACAATAGACGATAAAGGTTGGGAAACAAAAGTTGAAGCAGGATATAGAATTAAATCAGAAACTCAAATTTTCAAAGATGTATAGTGATTTAGTAAAAAATAAAACATTTTATTCGTTGGAAATACCAAAAACAATTGTACCGGTTCCAACACAAAATGATTATGAATCTTCTTTTATTGAAAGATATTTTATTCAAAAAGCAAATGATATACATGGATTTGTTTATGAAATAGACATAAATGAATTTACTCATATAAAATCAAACCCATATTGGTTATCGACAATTATAAGTTGGAGAATATCGGGCCCATTAAATGAAGTATATAATGATAATGGTATATTAATTGACAAAGGTGTTATAAATTCAAATAAAGCAACACTGGCAACTGCATCTGCAAAATTAAAAAACATAGGTTTATACTTACCAAACGTATTACAATTTCACAAATAACTTTGTAATCTCAAATATTTTTCGTATATTAGAGTTCTATGAACCTAATTGAAGATAAACAATCCTTACAATCATTTTTAGGAGGTAATGTAAATATTGACCTTATCATTCCTGTGTGGAGTTCACATAGAGCACATCCATTAGGAAATCGTTTATCGTTCCTTTATTATAGACAAAGTGACGGAAGTGATGGTATAATTAATTTCAATCACATAGACGCAAAGAAGTTAGACAAATTCGATATATCTAAAATAGTCCACACAAATACCTTAGTTTTAGACAATAGGTATTTAAAGACCATAGGATTGGATTATGAGTGGGTATCTTTTGAAGAGAATGGGAAACCATTTATCTTTAATGAGGTCGTAGAATCGGTTTATAGAGGGTATAGAAACGACTTTAAAGAGTTAAATGATTGTGTACCTTTAATGAAGTGGTATGAAGTTCTAAAAACAATACCAAATATCAGTACACGAAGAGAATGGGATAGAAAATATACATCAGCAATCAATATATTGGGAAGGCTGGAAGGGGCTGGGGTAAAAGTCGTTGAGGAAAAATTTATTGATAGTTTTGCATTCAATCCGCAATACATCAAACGAAATGGAATTGTGTTTACGCAATACAATCCATATACAACAACGGGTCGACCATCAAATAGACATCTTAACGTCAACTACTCTGCATTAAATAAATCCGATGGTACGAGAGAAATGTTTATTAGTCGTCATCCACACGGAACTCTAATTCAATTTGACTATGAGTCGTATCACATTCGTTTGATTGCGAAAATGGTTGGGTATGAATTTCCGGAAGGTACTACGGCTCACCAACATCTTGCAAACCTTTATGGGTGTGATATAGAGACGGCAAAGAAAATCACTTTTACATATCTTTATGGGGGACTTGACGACAATGCTCGTGAAATTCCGTTTTTCCAATTGGTGGATAAATACATTAAAGAATTATACCAAAGGTTCATCATTTCGGGAAAACTTACGACACTCTTATATAAAAGAGAAATACCATTCCATAGAATAGAAGGTGCAAACGAACAAAAGGTATTCAACTATTTACTACAATCTTTGGAGACTGAAATAAATTATATGAAGATTGGTGAGGTATTGGAGTATTTGGATGGGAAAATGTCAAAAATGATACTTTATACCTATGATGCCTTTCTTATAGACACCCATCCTAT